TGGATATGTTCCTTCATGTCTTCCCAATCCTCTGGAGCAATTACTCCCTTGAGGATGAGCTGAGTTTTAAGCATGTCTTGGAACATCTCAGAGAATCTCTTGCGGAGACGACCAATGAACTTCGTGAACTTAAGTTCGTCACGGAGGACTTCAGTGGTCTTACCAAGATTGAATCCTTTATTATCGTCTGTGAGACGGGAAGGAGGAAGATTGAGAGAATTGTAGAGTTTCTTCTTAAAATACTCCACATCCTTGAGTTCGCCAAGGTTCTGTCCTCCAGGTAGAGTCGTGATCTCAGTGCCACGTCCACCCTCTCTACGAGGTAACCAGAAATCCTCTAGCATACTCATATGCTTTTTGTCATCACGCATTTCACCAGTGTTTGCGTCATACACTAGCTTGTTGCGATAGCGAGACATCACATCGCGTAGGTATTGTTCTGCCTTTACTTTAGGTAGATTACCAACATCAATGTAGAAAATTCTACGTTCGGGTGCGCGTGATAGTCTGTAGATAACAAGAGAATCTTCAATCATTCTTAGTTGATTGAGAGACTTGATTGCCTTATGAAGGAAACCAAGAGTCATTCTTTTGTTAAGATCCTGTAGTCCAGATGGGCAGAACGTAATGGAATCTACTGCCATCTTGACACCTTGGGACAGTGACATATCGCCAACTGGTCCAAGAGTACCACCTTTATAAAATCCTTTTGGATTGTAAAGATAGTAATCAACAAACGTACCGTATTCATACTCAAGCGCAGTGCCCTTGATTGCCTGGCGTGCTAGAGCATCTTTCGGTTTATTGTCAATTTTTTGACGGACCTTCTTGATCTTCATTGGATCAATGTAACGAAGTTCCGTAATGCCTTTCTTTGGATTGTCTAGGTCAATGACCTTATGATAAAATAATCTTCCATCAATATACCAAGATCTGACAATCTCATGAGCACGATTGTCAAAGTTCAACAAACGTTTGATGTACTCAAACTCATCACGAATTTTTTTCTTGATTCCCATGCCAGCATCTAGATTATCTAGATTGACTTCTACGGGAGTATCATGAGCATCGCTCACAATAAATTCGTTGACCACTTCGTCAACTGCACTATCCACTTCTGGGTGTAGTGCCATATCACGATAACGACGGATCATCTCAAACTCATTGCGAGCTTGATTATCCGTATCTACATACGTTCCATAATACCCACCAGCAGCAACGGCGATGGGTTCATCAGCAGAAGGAGGGACGGGGGATTGACCCCTCTGCCCCTCCTTTCTGTTAATCTGGAAGCCAAATAACTGACTCATGATTAAAATACAAACAGTTGAGCGTTCAACTATTTAGTAGATCACTTGATGATACCATCTGCTACTCCCTGACGGGAAGAAGCTGGAGTTGGAGATCCTTCCATAGACTTAGCTGCAGTGAAGAAGGAATACTGCCATTCAACAGTAAACTCTTCAATCTGATCATTGCTATCATAAGCAAGATCAATTGCAGATACGTTAGTTGGGAAGCAATGATGTAGTTTATATGTTCTCAAAGAAGAACCGCCTTCTTGCTGATCCTTTTCAAGTTGACTGACATATAGATTTGCCATATATCCTTCTGCTTGATTTGGAAGGAACAATTCGGAAGTGTTACCTTCATGAGTATTGATCAAGTTTGCCCATGCCTCAAAGAGAGCACGGATCTTGAAGTTCTTATCATTGAAGAAAGTTGCAGTCCAAGTATCAAAGGTGCGATCACCTGCGATCTTGACTGTTCTTCCACGGAAAGGAACTTCAATTACACCCAGATTGGAACCTGGGAGTGCAGCAGACTTACAAAGAATTGAAGTTAGTTCAACTGAAGAATTATCAGTTGTGCCACTAGCGCCAAGGGCGCTGGCGACTACATCATCAGCTGTAACACCGATTGATGCTCCGAGAGCAGTTGGAAACTCAATATTGACATTGAACATATTGGGCTTTACGCCCTGCCCAATTACCGATAGAAAGTTACTTACGTTGTTGGATGCCATTTGTTAGTACCTCGTTTATTTTCTCTATTATTAACTATCAGCGACCTACTACTTCAGCAAAGGAGACACCAGTCTTCGTTGCTGTTACAGTAACTGTGACGTAATTGATAGAGCGGGTTGGTTTAACAAAGATTTCAGCAACGAACTCATTTCTATCAATGACCTCAGGTGTGTTGTTTGTTTCATCACAAACAACTAGGTAATCAGTGAGACCTCTACGTGCTTGAATCTCGCTCATGTAGCTACCCAATGCACCAGCGAAAGATGCGCGAGTAATTCCATCATTCTGCTCAAAGAGTACGCCTTCTGCAAGTTGTCTTGCTCTCTTCTCAATGTTGAGGAAGAGACGGCGAACATTGATTCTGTCAAATGCGGATGGAGATGCAAGTGCAGTCTTGTCACCGAATAGGATAGGACCAGAACCAGGGAATGCAACAACAGGGTTGATTGCAGCAGTGTAGAGATCATCTCTAGCTGCTTTGTTTGGGTTGAATGCTAACTTAACAACATTCTGTAGTCCACCACGATTGGTTCCTGCAGGAGAAATCCAGTCGTCACTGATGGAAGAAGTGGAAACACAAAGACCAGCAATGTCACCATTGCAACCGATGTAACGATACTTATCGTTGAAACGGTCATAGACATACTTAACTCCGCTGTCCTTAACAACATAGGAGCTAGAACCAATGCTCTCAAAGAAATCAATGGTGTTCTCTAGTTGTTGAGTAGCAGTTAGTGCAGAACCACCAGATGTTGCAACTTGTGCTCCATTCCATGGAGAAACAAATGCGATGCAATCTTTTCTTGCATTAGCAACAGCAGCAACAGCACCTGCCTTAGTCTTGGTATCTGCTTCAGATCCCATAGAACCACCCATTAGAACGAAGTCAATGAGAGTTGCTTCGGTATCTTGGAACTCAGTATATGCTGTTTGGATTTCTCCAGCGGTGTATGCATAGTCATCACTACCACCAGATAGAGCACCACCTGCAGTTCCTAGGATTCTTGCAAGTTTTAGTGGAGCAGCTGCGGTTGCACCATACGATGCTGCAGTAGCACCAGGATCTTCACCAGCAGTTGTAATTTCAGCAGAAGAGAGAACAGCACCAGCATAAACATACTGGGAATACTCATTAACATAATCCTTCCAATATGTAGAAGCACCCTCAGGCGACTTGCCATCACTTAGTTTAGAAAGATAAAGCATTCTTTCTAAAACTGTGTTGGTTGCTTCGTCAACAACTGCAACGTGAACTTCATCATGTGATAGATGACGCTCGGAAGCATATGCAGATGTACCAGGACGAGGACCAATGTTCTTATAAGTTAGACCAGTTGATCCAATTGCAGTTGCGTTCCAGCTAGAGTTGGAGAATGCAACAACTGTTTCACCAGCACCAGCAGTAGGAGCAGCAGAACCTTCAATAATTCTGATAGTGTTAGCATCAACAACTTCTACAACCTCGTGTCCTACAGAAGCGTCATCTGTGTATGTACCACCAACAGCAAGACCGTGAGCAGTCTTGGTGACAGTGTGATCAGCACCACGGTCAACAATTACAACACGAAGATTGTTGCCAGCAGCACCTGCATCTCTTGCGAGGAACTTCTCGGAAGTTACGCCAGCATCAAAATCTTCTTTTGTGCCAACTAGAACTCCAGTTCCAGATTCGGTAGCGTTTAGAACGCCAGTTGCTGCACGGACAACAGCGAGTTGACCACCGTAACGGAGGAACTCAGATGCTACCAACCAGTCTGCTGCATTAGCCTCAGCTGGTGCGCCGAAAGTGTCAATAAGCTCTCTTTCGGATCCGATGTTTACAATTTTGCCTACGGGTCCCTTGGTGAATGTAGAAGCAATTGCACCACGAAGGGCAGATACTCCAGTCAAAACACCAGTGGATAAATCACGTTCTCTAATAACAACACCAGGCGAGACTTGACTTGCCATGTTTTTTACCTCTTAGATATCAAATTTATCTAAAAGTATTTAGAATTTCCTCTTGCTCTAGAGGGGAAACAATGCATGAACAACCTACCAGTCTGGATACTCGTAATCTGACAGTGGTCCTTTTCCCTTTCTATTATTTAGAATTCTATTGACCGTACAATCCTTGCATTCGTATGAATATGCTGACGGTAATCCTCTCTTAGATTTTCTAGTCATATAGAAATCTTCAATCAGATTTTTCTTCTTTCCACATGCGCGACACACTCTTTCCTTGAAAAGAAGGTGTTCCAGACTGAACTGATCCCCAATATCCATCAGTAGTTCCACATATAACCAACTTCTTCTTGCTTGTCTCCGTATGCCCACAGATCGCCGTCAGCATCCATAAAGGTATCGTCGCCCATGCCATCATCAATAAACCCAAAAGGAGCCATGTCCTGTTCAATTTGGTTTCGTTGTTCATCATAAATTCTCCTACGGATATCCTGGTCAGTCATCTCTTTGAAATATTCTTGCATGACCAACCATGCAAACAACACCATACACATAACGAGGTCATCATGATAACCCTCGTCTGCTTCCCAAGCTTGTTTCTTCTGTACAAACGTGGTAAGTTCTTGGAAGATCTGGAAATCATTGAACAACAACTTGTCTTCCTCAATAATTGCTTTGAGGTTAGCGCAACCGATCTTCTTCACGGTCACACTCATCTTGACACCTAGTTGTGTCTTTGATCCTGAGAATCCTTGTCCGACGACTTGTCCTGCTCTACCGCGCATAGCGCACATAAGGACATTAGGATATTCCAAATCGTAGTTAAGAGTAGCAGCAATACTATCGCCAATATCATTGACCTCTACCAGAATGTATGGATTATTATATTCCTTTGCTACTTGGAAGATGACGGATGGAAACAGAACAGGTTTAATCTCATTATTTCTGTACTTCGCAACGATCTGATACGGCATCGTGGTGATATCAAACACGATGAAAGCACTATAGTCGCCGCCAATTCCTCTGGCAACATCAACAGTAATAATATATTCGTGATCTTTCTCTGCTCTCTTATATACATCAAGCCCTGCATTGCTTTTTATAGGATCATGGAAAGGAATATTCTGGAGTTTTGCTGGACTAATCAACGTGTCAGCAGAACCAAGAAAGTCACACTCAAATTCTTGAGCAAACTGTCGCGGTGACGTGTTCTTGATTGTTTCCTCTTTCCATTTAGCATCTCTACCAGGAACTTGAGACCAATGTACTTCGTTTGTAACATAATCATTCTTACCTCTTCTAGCATCCTCCCACATCTTGTAGAAGTGATTCATGCCGTTAGGCGTGGAAATGATAATTACTTTCGTTGATTTACCAGACGTAATAGTAGGATAAACAGAGGCAAAGAATTGCTCAGCAACGTGATTCGGGACGAACGCGAACTCGTCAAGAAAGAGGATATTAAAGGACA